TGCCGTCGAAGTGCTCGCACGCCTGGCAGATAGCAAACCGCTCGGCGACTTGCTCTTCAGTGGCTCGGGGCATCCCTGCGGCTAGGTGCTTGGCGGCCGACGTTGCGAAGTTCGCCACCTTCTGCGGCAGCGACAGGCCGGGCTTTGCGGTGCGAGGATACGCCGGGTGCGTCTCGTCCACCGTGATCCGGTAGCCGTCCTGGCTGACGATGCACGGGCGTGCCTCGTCCAGCGTAAATCCACGCTCGTGGCAGCGGGCCTCAAGGTGTCGCAGGTGGCAGCGAATCATGGCAGCGGGTTCAAGTCGCTAATTGCTACGGTGTTCATATCGATCCCCTGCCAGCAGTCCTTGTTGCAATAGTCGCTGTCAATGTTGAAGACGGGATGCGGGTCCGTGAGCGGCTTCCATTGGCAACCGCCGTCCGGGCCATACCAATCAGACACACTTGAGTTCAGTTCGTCGCCTAATGATTCAGGGCAACCCGTTTCATCCAGCACTATTGAAAACGAGCGTTTTGTAAGCCTGCCGAGATTGCTTGTTCCTGCGCAGTATTGCAATTGGCACACTTCAAGCGTGTACTCCCCTGCGGCGTCACACAAAAGCCGCATGCACGGCGTAAGTTCGACAGACACCCACCACACAAGCCCAGCAGGGTTGTCGGTGAACTGGCATATAATGAAGTCGGCCGGCCCAACACCTTCGTAGCACCCTCCGTTGCCGCAGACGCATATGTCACCATCCGGCACAACATCAAAATCAAAGCACGTTTGGCACGGCGCGAGAGTCTGTAGAGTCTGTAGGTAGCATGAATCGCTGGCGTTATAAGCAGTCGCTTCGCTTTCGGTTGGCTCTGGCGGTGTCTCGTTGAATTCCCATTTACCTCGCTCGCTAAACGTGTAATCAACGGCTTTCTCGCACGCGCACGGAACGCACCCCTGCCCACAGCAACACGCCTGCTCCGTGCCTAACTTGCCGTCGCGGACAACGAGTTTGCCGTCTTGCGAGGTCAGCGATGTCATGGGCTCGCCGTCGCCGTGGCGCACGTTGTGATGGAAATTGAAACGGTTTCCGCCGTGCTTTGATGAAACACCCACGCCTTGACGCGGTCGAATCGCAGGGCGTTCGATGTGATCGTTGCGTCTTGCATTACGTCAACGCCCACCATGTTGATAGAAGTGCTCGAAATCGTGTTGTTGCACCATGCACTGATCTGCCGGCGAGACATGACGAGTTTCGGCGTTGCGCTTGTCGTGTCTACGGTCACGCCGTCTACGATGTCCACCGTGCCGGGGCTGAAGGTGACGACGTTTGCGGACTCCGTCGCAAGCACAATGGCGGGTATCGTATGGAATTGCAGCTCGCAATCTGAATTTGTAACGGATGTAAATACTTGGGCTGCATCAAGCGCTGGCGTCACCAGAAACCACGCCGTGCCTTCTTTGCCAATGCAGCAATCGCGCTCGCCATAATCAGTAAAACCCAGCGGCCAAAACAGATTGTCTACCGATGCCGTGTTTGGCGTCGTCGTCTGGTACTTAAACGTGACAGTCTTTGAGTCGCCAATTTGCCACGATCCGGTGAACGTGCAGACGCGGAACACGCTCCGTTGCCGGCCGGCCTCGATGACCGGCGCAAACCCTAGCGGCTTCGTGCGTCGCGGCTCCTGCTCGACGGCCTTGACGACGCGGCCAATGCGTGCCGCCGAGCCGAGGTCAAACTGCGAGAGGTTTGCCATGCGTCAGACCGGCAGCGGCGTGGTCGGGGGCGCGCCAAACAAGCTCGTGAAGTTCGCCACGGGGTTCACGCGGCGGTTCAAGATCGCCGGCGCACCGAGCGTCAGCCCGCCGCTGCCGTCGAGGCCGACCGGATTCGGGCTTGCAATCCACTCCGAGTTCTCGAAGTCGAACACCATCGCTCGCCGCTTCTGGTTGCTGGCGATGAAATTGAATCCGATGTCGGGCAGCTGAAGGTTGTGGCCGCTCTGCCGATAGTGCAGTTCGGCGGTGGCCTGCCAGTAAGCGACCACGCCGCCGCTCCATTCTTCCTGTCGTTGCTTGACCGTGACTTTTTCGAGCTTCACCGTATGCTGCGGGCAGCCGAGATAGCTCGCGTCGTTCACGCACTGGCTGGCTTGAAACCAGTTGTTCGGAAACGTCGCGTAGTTGTACGTCACCTTGGCGACCGCCAAGCCTTCCTGCGTCACGAGACCGGGGAAGTAGTCGAACGCGCTGTTGGTCAGCGGACGCAGCGTGCTGTTGTCACTGCCGTCGAAGTAATACAAAGCCGGAACCTCGCCCGGCGCACCGTCGAACTCCCACACACCGGGGCGGTTTGTCGGGGCGACCAGTTCGGAGGCCAGGATGATGCTGTATTCGGCCACGACGTGAACGTGATACGGCGAGCCGTCGAAGCCTTCCGTGATGGTCACCTTGCGGCAGCGGTTGTTCGCGTACGTCGGATGAACTGAGCCAAGGTCAACGCCCGTAGCCGCCGCAATCTGCGGCTCCGTGATCGCCGTACTCGACAGCGCATCGTCGCTGAGAACGCACACGAACTCCCGCGTGAGTTGCCGTGTCTGGCCGACCTCGAACACGCCCTTGCGGGAAAGTTCTTTCGTAGAGACGACGGTAGCCATGGGGTCACCTAGGGGACGATGACGGCGGGAACGCCGATGCGACCGAGGTTGCCGAGCAACGCATTGAACTGCTCGCGCAGGAGCTTGTTCGTCAGCCTCGCCTGGATCAGTCGCGGGTCTTGAGCGTTCGCCGCGAGGCCCAGCACCAGGGCGGCACCCTCCTGCGTCCGCACGTCAGCGGTGCTGACCGACCGCGAGCCGAGCGTGTTGAGTTCGGCAACCCGTTCCTGCTGCCGCTCAAACTCGGCGGCCTGGGCCTTGGCCTGCTCAGCGGCGAACGCTTGCTGAGCCCTCTGCGCTTCCTCGTATTGTTTCCGCTGGGCCTCGGCAAATTGAAGTTGCTCGCGCTCCTGGGCCTGCACGGCTTGCTCGGCCTGCTTCGCCAAGGCGACTCGCTGGGCTTCGGCGTTTTTCAAGTCGGCGACCGCGTCCTGTTCTTTCTTTTTCTTGATGGCTTCGAGGTTCTGCACCTCTTTCGCAAACAGTTCTTGCTGCCGGGCCACCTCGGCGTCGAACGCTGCCTTGTTCAAGATGCCGTCGCGGGCCTGCTCCTGGGCGGCGGCAATGCCTTCCTGTAGCCGCTGGGCGGCCTCGGCTCCCGCGTTGCCGAACTCGGCCGCCTTGTTGATCGTTTGGCCGATGGCTTGATCGACCTGCTCGAACGCACGAGCGAAGCCCTCGCCGAATCCTTGCTCCGACGCCTGCTGCTGGTCTTCGAGCTTGGCTTGCAGTTGGTCGAGTTGGGCGAGGCGAGCGGCAGCGGCATCGGCCTCGGCTTGATTGCTGCCCTCGCGGGCCGCGAGCAAGGCAGCGGTGGCCTGAGCCTGCTGCTCCTGCACCGCAATGATGTCCTGCTCGATCCGAGACTGCTCCTGGCCGGCGGCGAGCAACTCATCGACGCGAGCCCGCTGGTCGTCGAGCCGTTGCCGCTCGGCCTCGGCGGCGGCGGCCGAGCCGTCAGCGATAGCCTGCTGCTCGGTGCGAATCACGCCGAGTTGACGAATCCGCTCCTCGCCGTTGGCGACCGCGTCGGCGTCACCGTTGTCGATGGCCGCCGCCACCTCCTCGCGGATGCGGGCGATCTCCCGCTCGACGGCCAGCACCTGCTCGGCGGCCTGCGCCCGGTTGGTGTCGCCGCCGAACTCCGCATTGATGCGGGCCTGCTCCAGAAGTTGATCGGCCACCTGCCGGTCGGCATCGACGCGACGCTGGGCCTCCTCGGCGGCCTTGCGAGTTTCCTCTTGTACTTGCTTTAGCGACTCGATCTGACGGTCGTACTCGGCCGTGGCGTTCGCCACGCCGCGAGCGTACTGCTCGGCGTTGAGTTCGCCGCTGTTCGCCTGCTCCTGCAAGTCCTCCAGTGCCGTCTGGAACTCCAGGGCCGCGTCGAAGCCCGCCTGCCCGAACTCGCCGGCCTTGGCGATAGCGTCGTCGAGAGCTTTGCCCGATCCGGCAATGGCTTTCTGCACTTCCGCCAATGCCTTCTGCTGATCGGCCGTGAGCGCCGTGACGCTTTCCGCAGTAGCGTCAACGCCCTCGGAGGCATCCTTCGCAGCCCGGTCGATGCCCAGGAAGTTTTCCGCGATCTCCAAGAGCCGTCCGACGGTGCCGCCGATGGCACCCGCGATGGTCGAGAACACCGACGCCACGGAGCCGAACACGCTCGTGATGACGTTGCCGATTGCAGACAACGCACCGCTGAGCCCGGTGAACTCCACGAACGACGAGACTGCGGCACCGACGAACTCGGTCACTGTTCCGAGCGTGTCGCCGATGACTTCTCCGACCCTGCCGAACGCCGTCGTGACGATGGTCACGACGCGGCCGATAGTTTCGCCGAGAAAACCGATGTTGTCAGCAATCAAGCCAATGGGCGAAAACGACACGAGCCATTCGTTAACCGCAGTAGAAGCGTCGCCAAGGTATCGTGCAATGCTCACGACGCTTTCGTTGAGTGGCTCAAGTGCTTGCGACACTGCCTGCACGACAGTCGCAAATGGCTGGAACACCGCGCCAATGTTGCGGCCCAAGGTGCCAAGGGCAATGCCGATGACTTCCACAAGCCTTCCAATGTTCGTCAGGATCGGCTCCAGCACTTGCCCGATGGGGTCGATCACCGCCGTGATGCCAGCGGTAATCTCGGCGAATGACCGCGAGATGCCTTCGCCAAGTCCAGCGAACGGCAGGAGCAGGGATTGACCTAGCCCTTGGGTGGCAAGGCGAAGGGTGTCCAGCCCTGCACCGAAGTCGTCAATCCGGCGACGGTCGATGACTGTCAGGGCACGGCCAAACCGCTCCATGTCCTCGGCCGCGCCGCCGATGTTGCGGAAGAACGGAAGCAAGTCTGCCCCGGCGCGACCGAAAAGAGCTGTAGCTGCCGCTGTACGGCGGGCGGGATCTTCAATCGAGTTCAGCGACTCGCCAATGCGGAGGTACTGCTCCTCTGGCGAAAGCGACTGCAACTCTTCCGCCGTCACGCCGATATCGGCAAGTGCCTTCTGTGCCGCCTTGCTTTCCTCGTCCACGCCCAGCACTGACTTCTGGAGCCGCCCGAACGCGGCACTCACCGCGTCGATGCTCGTGCCGCTGCGAGTCGCCGCCTCTTCGAGCGTCTGGATGAACTCGAACGACACGCCCAACTTGTCGGCCGTGTTGCCGAGCTTCTCCACTCGGTCATCGAGAGCGATAAGCCCTTGAACAACAGCAGTCGCACCAGCACCGAACGCCGCCACGCCGACGAGTGCCAAGTTCGTGGTCGTGAGCAGGCCCGTGAACTGCGTGCTGACTGATGCCAGCCCTTTGTTCAGCCCACCCGCGAACACGCGGCCGAGCCCCTCACCCGCACTCGACAGACCGGACAGCCTGCCAGCCACGTTGCCAATCGGTCCCGGCAGTGCGGACAGCACGCCGCTGAGTTCGTTGAACTTGAGTTTCCCCGCGTCGCCGGCCGCGTCGGACGCCGCCGCGTACTTGTTCGCCTCGACGGTGGCCTTGGCAAACGATTCGGCCGACCGCTGCACGGCGAGTCCGTACTGCTCCTCGTCCAAGAGCCCGGCATCGCGGAGCCGGTTCAACTCCGCGATCGACTGCTCGTATGCCTTGGTCGCCCGCTGCTCTTTCGTGAGGTTCGCTTCGATGATCTGCGACACGCGGCCGATGTCGTCGGCCGTTTCGTTCGCCGCCGCCTGCAACTGCTCGAGCGACCGGGCGTAGTCCTGCGGGCTGGTCAGCCCGGCCTTCAGACTCTCGGTCAACGCCCGCACGCGAACGTCGAACTTGTCCTGCGCGGCGACCGCCGCAGCGGACTCGCTGCCGAACTTTTTGAACGCCGCCGTGACGCTGGCGGCTTCCTTGTCCAGCTGGCTCAACGCCCGCTCAACAGGCGAAAGGCTCTGCCGAACGCCGGTAGCGTCCGCAGAAATCTTCATCGCCAGTGAAAGCACGTTCGCCATCAGTCGAACCCAAGTTGTTTTTTCAGATCCAAAATCACGTCGCGGGCTTGCACTTGATGCTGCGGAGGCTCTTCGATGGGATTGAAGTCGCGCGCTTTCGGTGCCTTTCCTTCCTGGCTGTACGGAGCCAGAATCGCCGAGACAGTCAGGCCGGTTTCGGCCCAACTGTCAGGGATCGCCTGGTAGTACCGCGTGTAGGCCATCCACTCGCCGAGTTCGCGTGACGACATGCGTCGCTCGATCTCGCCCACCGTCATTTTCAAGTGCCCCGCCAAACGAAACAGGAACCGTCTCGTCGGGCGGATGTTCAGTTTTTTGCCAGTTCCTCCACGTCTCCTTCGCTCATCGCGTTGTGCTTCATGGCCTTGTCGAACAACTTCGACACGACCTTCGCCGACTTGCCGGCCAGTTCCTCGACCTTCTCGTCGCTGAACAGCCGCTCGCCCGTCTCGGGGTGGCAGAGGCAGCGGGCCAAGAACTTCGTGCGGAAGTTGTCGATGCCCGTCTCCCGCTTGCCGATCCACTCCCGCTCGTAAGCGTCACGCTCGCCGACGGTCATCACGCGGATGCCGAGCGTCATGCCGCCCCACTCCTTGACGTTGACTTTCAAGATGCCGAGGTCTTCGGCCGCCATGATCTGTGCCGCAAGTTCTTCGACTGTCAGTGCCATGCTCATTCCCTCACGATGCGAAAGGTGCTTTTCAAGCGATACACGTCGTTCACCTTCGCACTGATGTCAAGCGTCTGGCAGATGGCTTTCGTCGTGACGGTGAGCCCGCCACCGGAGAACGAGAGCAGCCCCTTCGTGCCGTACTCGCTGAGCTTCATCGCCGCGGTAGCAAGGCTCGACACCTCGACGGTGCCGGCGTCCACGGCGAACGTGCTGTCTCGCCCGATGGGCAGCGAGCCGCCCGCGTTGATGCGAAACTCGGAAACCTCGCCGAGCGCGGTCCCGCGGTAACTGACGGCAACCCCGGTGCAATAGCCAGCCATGACGGGCCTCCGTCAGCCGACTACACGCGAGCGATGCGGATCGTCGCCTGCCCCCGGATGGCGTCGTTCGTCGCCAGCGTCAACGTGCTGGAGTTCACCGTGTAGGCCACGCCCGAGAGCAGCGTGCTGCCGCCCGTGACGATGGTGCAGGTGCCGGTCGAAGCGTCGGCGATGATGTCCTTGCCGAGGTAGTTGAACTGCACGCTGCGGCCCGTGTCGGTCGTGCTGCCCTTGAGCGGGCGATCGATGGTCGCCAGCTGGGCACCCGTGGTGAGGCCCAGGTGCGATACGTCAATTTTCTCTTCGTCAGCCGACGGGTCGGTGAACGTGACGACGATGTTCGAGACGGTGTAGAACGTCGCGCCGAGGCGAAGCGTGGTGCCGGCACCATCATGCGGCGTAGATGCCATTGCTGCGTTTCTCCTAGTTCTCGACCCACATCACGGAATACGTTTGCGTGACGCTGTAGACCGGCGGCATCTCGCCGCCCGCCAACTGCACGAACCCGTCGGCCTCGTTTTCGAGGGACACGTTCTTCACTACGATTGATTCTGCCTCCCCGGTGCCGTACCCATCCAGAACGAGACGGCACTTGTCGGCGAGGTCTCTTACTGCCTCGTAGGTCGTGGCGTAGCAGTCCACCGTGAGCAGGACGGTCGGCGTGCCCATCGGGCCGCCAAGCGTGTGTTCCCGCTGGACGCCGCTCCTGCGCCACGTCAGGAACGGCAAATCCGCCGTCGCCGGGGCGATCACGGGATAGACCCGCGTGGCGACCAGGGCCGCCACGGCGGCGTCTGCGATCAGTGCAGACCGGCAGACCTGTTCGGGGCTCTTGAGCGGCATGTGCCACTATGCCACGCCCGGCGGGGCCGCTTGCAGCCTAGCCGGGGCCGAGGGTGTCGGTGCCGGTGATCGAGCCCGAGTCGCGGAGCCGTAGGGCCGCCCAGGCTTCGGCCAGCGACAGGGAGAGTTCCCGCTGGAGGTATTCGGCGACGCGGGCCTGCGTGTCGTTGAAGGCCGTCAGGACGGGCGGGCGACCGGACCTCCCGCCGACCGGCATGGGGTTGATCGTAAACGGCTTGTTTGACTTTCTGAAAAAAGCGTTGGGGCGGTCAGGCCGCCCGCCTTCCATGCCGAATTCGCCGAGAGTGTTGTAGCTCGAAGCGATGTACGTCAGCACCTTTTCGCTAACAGGATGCAGTACGCCGCGACCGCGCACCGTTTCAGTGATGGCCTTGCCATTGCGAACGCGGGTTCGGACGAAAGGCGACGTAGGGCTGCGGCGAGTGTACTGTCGAGCTTTCGGATTATTGCCCTTTGATCTCTTGCCTGGAACGCTGCGGTCTTTTGTCCCGAACTCCAACCACCACTGGTGGAAGCCTCGATCCGGCCCGGCCCGCACCGAGCCGCCGGCCGCGCTCGCGCTGGCTCCTGACCCGGCTCGCTGGTAGCCCACGATGCCGACTGCCACGCCGGTGTTCCGGTACTTCACGACCTTCTGCGCCACCGCCCGCTTGAGGTTGCCCGTCGGGCCGACCGGCGTCACCTCGCGGAGCCGCTGGTAAAGCGGGTAGATCGCCTTCTCGATGGCGTCGCCCAGCACGTCGGCGGCGTCGGCCTTGGGGAAGAACGCCCGAATGTTGTCGCGGAGCGACCGCAACTCGTCGGCGTTGATGCTCAACTGGATGCCAGCGACAGCCATCAGGTCGTCTCCTGGCAGAGCAGTTCGTGCTCGCTGCGGTTGGCGTGCTCGAGGAGCGACACGATCTCCAGCGTGCGGCCACGCCACACGATCCGCATCCGCTGCGTCAGGCCGGTCAGATACCGCAGCCGCACGCGGTGCGAGACTTCGGTCTGCTGCTGCCCGGCAAGCAGGAACTCGCGGGCCGTCACGCCCTGGACGCTGGCCCACACCTCCGCGAACGTGGTGTCGTAGACCGGCACCATCTCGCCCATCGCGTTCTTCGTCTCGCGGTAGGCCAGGACGGTGATCCGCTCGCGGAGGTCGCCCGCCTTCATCACGTGATGCTCCCCTCGCCCACGATGACGATCTTGTAGGTCGCTCCCGCGGTCGAGGCGATGAACAGGCTCGATGCCGTCGTGCCGGCGGCGGTCGGATTCGTGGCGAGCAGGATGCCCCCCGGCGGGACGCTCCCGGCGTAGGCTCCCGTTACGGTCAGCGTGTGTGTCGTTCCGGTGTTTTCGATGTAGAGAACCTTCGCAGCCGTGAACGAAATCGTCACGCTCGCGCCGTCGCGGGTGTCGGCGAGTGCCGACAACTGGAGCGTGTCGGTGCCGCCCGAGGTCCGCGAACTGCTGTAGATCACCTCGGCCTCGTTCGCCCCGGTGCCGTCGCCCAAGGCCAGGAAGTGCTCGGCCTTCGTCACACGGGTGTTCTTGGCGATGTCGGCGGTATCGGTTTCGATGCCTACGATGCGGCAGAGAATCTCGGCCGAAAGGCTCATGTGTACGATCCCCACGAGACGGTATCGAGCAGCCGCTTGGCGGCGTCGGGCATGTGGCCGTCGCCACGCTTCTCGTACAGTTCGTGGACGCACATGAGGATCGCCGACTTCACCCGCTGCGGCACGCTCGCTGCATCGCCGTAGCCGGCCCACCACGAGACGGTCACGGAGTTCTGGTCGAGCAGGTGGCTCGGCCACGAGCCGGCGTAGAGGTTGCGGACGACGCCCGGCGTCGAGTCGCGGTCCACCCGGTACTCCGATGCCGCGAGCGTGGCCGTGCCGCCGGCATCGCCCGTGACGTAGGTGATCGTGACGGCGGTGGCGGTGCCAGAGGCAATCATCGGCGGGCGGGGCAGTTCAATCTCGGCCGGGAACGCGTCGAGCTTCATCACAAGTTGCTGCGTGACGAGAGCCCGGTCGATGTAGTCCTCGACCCACTCTCTCGCCGTCGTGATGTAGCCCTGGATCAGAGCATCGTCGGTCGAGATATCGACGCGGCAGTGCGCCTTCGCGTCTGCGAGCGACACGGGCTCTACCACCGGGCCGGTCGTGCGCTTGAGGCTGCGGTAGCGTCTCATTGCCGTCGTCGCTTTCTCGGTGTCACGTCGGCCGACTCGGCCACCGGCTCAACGCTCGCCGTCTCGATCATCGTCTGCGGGTCGTGCCGAACCTCGGTGGCGTACTCCCACGCGATGAGGCTCTGAGCCAGCAACTCGGGAACGTCGATCACCTCGCCGGGCTTGTAGGCACCGTGCGCCCGTGCCATCCGTATTTTCATTCTTCGCCCACCTTCCATGCAGCCTTCGGAGGTTTCCGCGTTTCTTGCCACTCGTTGCAGTACTGAAACACCGGCTGGCCCAACTCCTGGCTGGGCCACGTGATGACGTACTCGCCGTGGCCGATGGCGACTCGCGGCGTGATGTAGAGCCGGTTGCCGCACGCCTTGAACCCCTTCCAGAACGCAATGTCGGCATCGACCCTGCCGTCCCCCCAAGACCCGCTGGGGTCGGGCGTCTCGTAAAACCATGGCTTCGCCATCCGCCGCAGGGCAGCGGTCGAGATGATCGTGCAGCCGAAGTGCGCCGTGTCCACCTGCTGCACCGGTGCCGCGAACCACTCACGCGGCACTTGCGTCACGCCGCCCTTCGGCGGGTTGTCGAGCGTGTCCAAGAGCGTCAGCATCGGCCGGCCGTCTTCCCGCTTTGTCTGGAGCGGAGCCAGGGCATCGCACTGGAAGGTCATGGCGAGCGCGAAGAGATGTTCGATATTCTCGCGGCTCACAAAACTGTCCATGTCGAGCGTGATTATGTACTCCGTCGTCGGCTCAAATTTTTCGAGCATCCGCGTGAGGACCTGTGACCAGAACGCACCTTGTCCTAGCGTCGGGCGGATGTGCAGCGGCATCATCGCCTCGATGAAGCCGAAGATGTTGATGAGCGGGCCGAAGCGTGGCCCGCTCAGAATCGCCTCGCACCGCACCTCGACCGACGATCCGCCGACTTGAACGAGCATGGATTCGCACCTGTGGGAAAACAGAAACGGCGGGGAGGCTCGCGCCTGCCCCGCCGTCTACTGTGCTCGTCGTGTCAAGCGGATCAGCCGACCGCCTGGGTGTTCACGCCCTTGCCGGTCGCGTCCACCGGGCCGGCCTCACCCTTGCTCAGACGGCAGGTCGTGACGACGCCGCACGTCGAAGCCGGGGTCGCGGAAACCGTGAGGTAGCGACGCTTGCCCCGAAGGTCAATGTCGAACCGATGGGCGTATCCCACGCTCGCCGTCGCGGTGACGCCGCCGGCCACCGTGAAGTCGGTGCCGCCAACCATCCCGCTGATGTTGACCTGCCCCGACCCGGCCACGTCGCTCTGTGCCACCCGCAGCACCGTCGCGGCGGTCGTCGGACCAACCGTCGAGGTGAAGGGCGAAAACAGAACGTCGATGGACGCGTGGTTGTAGCCCAGCGTGTCGATCTCGACGGAGTGAGTCGCGTTCAGGGCCACCGAAGCCTCGGCCTTGCTGACGCTCTTGCTAGCAGCAACGTGGTTCATGGATCAAGAGTCTCCTAGGAAGGGTCAGGTGAATCAGCCGAACTTGAGGGCCACGACGGGACCGGCCTTCGTGGTCGAGCCGAGGTCGTTCACGACCATCGCGTTGCGGGTCGTGGCGAAGGTGAGGGTCTGGTCGAACTCGATGTACCGCTCGCTGGCGGTCTTGATCGAGATGGCCCGACGCTCGCCGAAGATCGCCGCCTGCGACAGGTCGCCGAAGATCGCCGCACAGCCGTTGCTGGTGCCGGTGAGCCGGCTCTCCATTGACTGCACGAGGGTCACCGGATATCCCAGGAACGTCTCGCCGAAACCCGACGCGACGTTGTCGCTGGAGTTGCCGCCGGGGCCGGTCGTGCCGCCGGGCAGCATGGCGAGCCGCAGCATCGCGGAGCCCCACCCAGCCGGCGAGATGTACCACCGAGCATTGCGGCTGCGGGCGTACATCGGAAGCCGAGCGAGCAGGTCCGTGAAGTTCTTCATGGTCAGCACGTCGAACGTCGCGTTGCCCGAGGCAGTCA